AGAATGTGCAGATAGTGTGCGTTTTGCCGTAATCCTTACGGTCACCAAAGTAGACGCCGACATCCAATCCTAAGTTGATGTAGTCTGCTTCTGTTTGTGTAACAAGACTCTTGTTGGGGACAATCACTAGGGAGCGTCCTAGGTGCTCTACAGACTTAGATAGAGCAGCAGTCATCAGCGTTTTGCCAGCGCCTGTTGCAACTTCCTGTAGGCATTGAGGATTCTCTAAGAAGTTGTTAACAATCTCAACCTGATAGTCACGCAGTACGATAGGCTGGCCTTCTCGTTCATGACCTTTTGGCCACACTGTACCAGCGAACGAATCTTCTTTGATGCGCTCGAACTTAAGTTCCTCATGTGATTGCCGCAAATCTACAAGTTCAATGTCATATCCTTTATCATACAGATAGGTAATGATTTGCTCTAACAGATTTACATAGGTACTTCCACCAAGACTAAAATAGCTAATCTTGCCGTTCCATCGACCGAGACGAACTGCCGGGAGATATCTCGCCCCCGGCTTTTCAAACTCGAACATCTTCATCAATGCTCGGCGGTCACCTACTTCAAGACCCTCGATTTTTACATTAACTTCGTCTTTGATTATGATCTTTACTTCGTTCATTGTACCTCGATTGGTCGTGAATCTTTAAGCACGACAGTTTTGCTTACGGTGCCCATAAATGGGTTGCGATTATTTACACTACTTGTATGTTGCAACATCATAGAAACTCCATCGGGCAATTTTCCATATGACAATGGGCCTAGTGGCTTCATTCCATACTTTTCAATCGTCTTAGCTAACTGCTCTTGATTTAATGCGGTTCTTAATCCTCGCCCAATCACAACATTTTCGCAACCGATATTTTTCATCCATCCGATGACATTTTCTACGTCAACAATCTCTGCTTCATACACATTATTAGCAGCAAATTGTAGCCTAGGATAATCAGAAATGATAGCTGGATCAATGTCGATTCCCATTTGACTAAGCTTGAACAAAACCGTAGCGTCTAACGAAAGCTCCATTCCCTCAATGAGTTCACCGATTCTTGAATTACATGCAGCAACCATCAACTGACCATTAACCTGACACAATGTTGGGTTCCAAACAGTAGTGCCAGCTTCCAACTCAGCCAAAGAGTTCAAGATAGCTGATAGTTCATCACAGTACCTAACTGACGGGAAGAACTTATGTAACACTTGGGTTGTAATCTTGAGTGCGTTAGTAGAAAACGTAGTCCTATATACCTTACGTTCTTTGTCCCAAACAAATGCATTGTCTTTCACTTCTCTAAACTTAGAAATGAACGTCTTGTTGAATGGTACACGAAAAGTCAATTCATCGTTCAAGAGAACAACAGAAGCACCAGTATATTCAGTGGTGCTTTCTACGAGTGTAGAGTTCCAGTCTAATGCTTTCAGTTCAGCCTTATCCAACCCTAACTTAGAGAGTTGCTTCTTGTACTTACTGATTAGGTTATCGAACAGCGTAGCCTGACCAGTAGTGACCCGTGAATCACGCTGGATCATTGTCTGTAGATTAGCCATGAACTTGTAGTCATACTGACTCAAGCTGACCTTGCCTACTTGCAAGAAGAAATACAACAGTTGTTCTTTGTTTTTCATAATCTCATTCTAACATAGTTTGTGACTAAAAGCAATAAAAACGGGGACCGAAGTCCCCGAAAGTTTGTTGAAAGGCATTTTTATTATTATGTAAGTTAGCCCCGCTTCATCACTGTGCTGATAGCAAGTGCCTGCCACTTGTTCGGGGAAATCTTAATCAAGTCAGCAATCTTGAGTGCGGTACGGATTGACAGTTCACGCAAACGCTTCTGATTTTCTTGCATGAAGTCGAGGACTGCTGCACCTTCGTTGTTCTGAAAGTTGTAGTCCTTGAACAGACCACCGTCAGCATCGCGGTTGACCTGACGAATACGCAGCATCTTATCACGCTCGGTATCGATGGTCAAGTCGATAAAGTGACAACGTGATTCCAAAGCTTCAAGGTGATCTTGCAGCTTCTTGGACTTGACGTTCTCAAACTTGAGGTTCGTGATGAAGATTGCACCACCCTTGAAGTCGAACGAGTTGGGGATACCTTCGTCACGCAGCAAGCGTGAGTCCGAGTTCCAGCAGATGCGCCGACGCTTACCGCTATCAAGAGCAGCCTTGAGAATGTTCAGCGAAAGTTCATCACCGAACACGCTATCGCAGTCATCAAACACGAGAATGTTACCCTTTTCACTGTAGCGATACAGCTGGGCATACAGACCGAGTGCAGTCATTGCACCCTTGACAACTTCATACTTCTGGCGCTTGTTAGAAAGCTTATCAAACAGCGAAGACTTATCAAGCTGCTGCTCAACACCGAACGACTTACCTACGCCCGGAGGACCCGAAACGATCATCGCACGAATGTCGCCCTTGATGCAAGCAGCAGACATTTCATCGAGGATTTCGAAGCGAGTAGCAATACGATCCATTGCATCCTGATCTGTTTCTGCAACAGTTGCAGAAGGAGCAACACCGTTGACTTCGATGCAGTCAGGACCCTCGATGCGGACCTTAACCTTATCAATCTGATGGGGAAACTGACCCTCATTCTTCACAGTGATATAAGCGCCCTTTGCGCCGTGCTTGATACCCTCAACGAGAGTGAACTGGGTATTGATAACTGGGAGATTACGATACTCACCCGACTTGACAAGAACAGTAGTCATACTCAAAAGCCTTTCAACAGCGTTTCAACAATTACTGTTATATCAAATCGGGAGGGTAATGTCAACCAAAAAGATGCCTTTTACAAAAAATATTTTGTAAGTGCTTCTAGCTTATCTTCGTACTCGGCAATCTGTGCGAGTTCAAGTTCAACTGCACCCATGAAGTCAGTGTGTTCATGAATAGCCATTGGCTTGTTAAGCATGATGTCAATGTTCAGCTTATGCTTTTGAATGCTTGCTTCAAAGCTAGCCTTGAGGGCAGATATGATATTGTCTTTCATAATTAAATAAACCTTACAATTGCACCGAGTGCGTAAATGCCAAGGAGACCTGCGTTAACAGACATTAGAGTAGCATCCTTCATACGAATGCTAGCAAGAAGCCAGAATACAGCGCCAACGTTAAATGCGATAATGTTGACCGGGTCAAACCCGCCAGCAGTAGCAAGTGCGCCTACAATAGTAGCAGCAGTACCAACCAACTTACAAGCATTAAGATAATGCTTGTTAGCTACTTCACGGATGGTATCAAGATAATTTGTGTTCACAATTTTTGAGTTCATCTTTAATCCTTAACTTTTCTTTCTTAAGACGATTGATTTCGTCTTCGGGTCCATGTGTATGCACAAGCTGATTAATCTTTAGCTGGATATCGTAATGCTTACTTTTAAGCTGTTCAATATGATTCTTCAACTTTTCATCACTCATTAGTTATAACATCCTTTTATATGATTGTCAACCGATAATCTTCCATCCTCTGGCCACTTTATAGAATTCTAGACTATCATACGAGCGACTAGTATAGTGTCCTGAGAGTGTTACCGGCTTCTTAATAAACTCTTCCCAGGTGGGAAGAAGTGAGTTATTCTTTTCTACTGGAATACTAAATCTGTTATCATGTGAGTCCTTGAACCAATAACTAAACGTAGTTTTTCCTTTTTGATTCTCGTCCAATACCTTGATAAACGTCAATGTGACGGGGTCATTACTAGATACATACTTTTTAATGTTGTATGTTTCAGAACCAAATACATCATTGATTAGACCCATATCATGCTCATAGAAGAAAGGAAGTTTGCAAATCAAACCCACAGTCTTTTCTGTGATAGTGAAAGAAGGAACCCAATCAACTGCAACAAACTTTTCTAAATCTTGCCTAAACTTTGTGGGCTGTTCCCCGCGCAATCGAAGAAAGACAAACTTTCCGCGATAATGTCTACGAATTTCATCAGCTAACTTGCGGTCAACATCATTTGTTTTCTTTAGAATTTGATTCTGATGGTTCATAAGATTTAAAAATCTTACGTCAGTATCGTAGTCTTCGCTATTAGGATTAGCAAAGCGAAACAAAGTACAACTCAAAACCAACGGGTCTTCAATCGTAGGTACTTCGTTTACTTCGTTTACTTCGGATTGTTTTGATGCTATGGGCCATGTGATAGCAGTATCAAAGACCGAAGCTAATGTTGCAAGTGCGTGTGTCATATTCTATATCTACTATGTTATAGGTTAAAAATCAAGTATGTAGTTACCCAATTGAGATATCTTCCATACCAGCGGTTCTTAGACGAACTACATGCCCAAGCATAAAGTTCTTTGACTCTAGTGCCTTGATAATACCTGTCCACTTGTTACGAAGCAAGGCTACTTCGTTAATCAATACTTCATAATCGATAACTTCATCCTCACCATCAACATACTTTTCAGCATCACGGCTAGATAAGTTACGATTATACTTTTCAAGATACTTTTGAAAATGCTTTCTACGAATCTTACGCAGTTGAATTTCTAGGTACCGTAATACCGCTTCAACCTCTTGTAATTGATTGAAGCGGTATTCAGTTACGCCTGGTAGTGAGGAAATGTTCTTTTCAACATTTCCTTGCACCTTAACATCACTCTTTGCCGAAATCAACTCACCTTCATAATGAGTAATGAAGTCCGGCAAATAGCTTAAGTCAGATGTTACCTTGCTGTACCAAGTCATTAGTAGTCTTCGTCCTCGTCGTAAAAATCGTCTAGGTCAATATCGTCAAAGAAGTCATCATCATCTGATTCGTGATAATGACCGTCTTCTGGAGTTTCTAAATAGAAATCAAGTGCTTCTTTAATGTCCTTGTCACCGCGGAATGCTGACTTAATTTCATGTGCAGTAGCAACCTCTTCTTCAACGAGATAGTTGACTAGAGTTTCAGCAGCACCGTCAGTATCACCTGCTTCGATGCTCGGCTTCAATAGCTTCCAAACTTCATTGATAAGAGATAAGCTCATTCCGCAACATCCTCTTCTACTGCTGCTGCTTCTTCCGCAACAATTAATTTAGAATTCTTACGTTCGAATTCTTCCATGATAGCGTCAAGACAGCCATCATCGTTTGCTTCCCAACCCTTACGGAACTTCTTAATGATAGTTCCATCTAGCTTAGAATATACGAGTGAGTTACCTTCCTTGTTGAGCATCTTCAATGCTTCACACATATCAGTAAGACCTGAGTAAGGACTCATGCCCGTTGTGTAAGGAATCTTGACTTGAACAGATTCAAACGGCTTTGCGTAACGAGTTTTCATTACCTTACAAGCAGCACGAATACCATTAACCTGACTCACCTTGTTGCCGTCTTCGTCTTCCTTAAGCTTGAGCTTCTTCATAGCAACAACAATAGATGATGCATAGATGAAGCCCTGACCACCTGAAATCTTATCATCAGGGTCAAACATATCTTGTGATGCATAAGTGTGATTAGTAGCAACAAGACCAACATTATTTGAACCAAACATGTTTACACAGTTACGAACGAGTGAGGTCAGTGCCTTAGGCTTACGACCCATGTCACCCTTCATATCACCTGCTTCGAACTGATTAACATCAGTCGGAGTGAGCAACATACCGAGCGAGTCAATGACGAACAGAACCTTAGGCTTGTCTTCTTCATTCATAGCTTTATAGCCCTTCATGAAGTCAGAGATAGTCTTTGCAACGTCATCAATCATTGCCATGTTCATCTTGAGGAGCTTGTCTTCTCCTGTGTCAACACCTAATGCATGAAGCCATGATTCATCAAGTGCGTTTTCACTGTCGATTAGTACAACGTAGATACCCTGTTGCTGGGCATGTTTTACAATATTTCCTGAGCAGATGTAGGATTTACCTGCACCTGATTCGCCGGCGAAGACTGTAACTTTGCCGAGAGGAATACCTTTATTAAAATCACCACTAATACGGTAATTGAGTGCATAATTGCCTGTGCTGATCCAATCAGTTGGATCATTAAAGCCAATGCTAAGACCATCGATAGCCTTAGTAATATCTTTTCGAAACTTTGAAATGTCAAACGGTTTTGCCAAAATAGCCTCCTTATCTAATAATTTTTAATAACTTATCATGTTGCGAATTTTTTTCAAGTAGTTCGGGACTATTTTCTGCAAGTTGGTCTAAGTTGTAGTCACTAGGATAGTGACGCAAAATTGATCTTGCGCGGTCACGAACAATACTTGGAACACGAGGGGTTTTACCTGGATCGCATAACTCTTCCAGCAACTTTCTACTTTGCTTAAGAGCCCTGTACCTGTCTTCTGGTGTAGTCATTGGGGTTCTCCATAAGTAATTGGGGGAGGTTTCCCTCCCCCAATCCAAGTTACTTGGTTTGACGAGCGCGGATCATTGCAAGAATGTCCTGTGCCTTGTCACTTGAAGTAGACTGTTCTGGAACCTTGATTGGTTCGTCAACTTCGAACGGAGGAGTGTCATCTGACGGTACCTGAGCATGTCCACCATGCGATGGCTGATAATCAACTACTTTCGGCGGAACCGATTCGGTAGTTGCGGTGTTTGAATTACCAGCAGGTGCATCAACACCATATGGACGATAGTATGCGCCCCACTTATCAGCGTCATAAGGACGACCATCAACCGATGCTTCGAACATTTCCTTAATGACACGAAGCTCTGACTCGCTTGGCTTCTTTGGCAAGAAGTCAGCAAGATTGAACAAGCCATGTGCTTCGATAGCAGCCTGTTCAGCTTCGGTAAGTGAACTTTCCTTACGTGCCCAATTAGAAGTAGAATAGTCAGCATAACCACCCTTAGTAGTCTTCTTAACAGTGAAGTCAAGACCACGCTGATAGTCAGTTGGCAATTCTTCAATCTCAGGATCCATCAAGGATGCTTTAATGATAGTAAAGATTTGTGGAGAGATAATAAAACGTCGAATCGGATTAGCTGGCGACGTATCATTGCCAATCGGATTAGTACGAACAAAGCCCTGGAAGAGATACGAACGCTTCTTCCAATACTTGTTAGCGAGTTCCTTAAGAGTGTCATCCTTGTACCAAGGACGAACTTCTGCGAGAACTGGGCAGTTTTCACCATACATTTCTACGCAAGGAACTTGAACAGTTACTTGCTTAACGTTGGGGTCACCCTTAACGCCATTGAAGGGGAGCTTGATGATTTGACGTTCTACCCAAAAGCCCCATTCATTGTTAGGGTTGCCATCGGGAAGGAAGCGAATAGTTGCAGTAGCACCTTCTTCCATATTCCAATGAGGATAGATTGCGTTATCAGATTGTGTGCCAGAAGACTTGTTCTGACCACGGTTTTCTTGGGCTGCCAAACGAGCCCGGATTTCTGCTAGACTTGCCATTTTGTTTTCTCCTTTTAAATGTGCCTATGTTGAGCCTAAATGTGTTTTTGTGTTTTGTTGTCGGAGACAACTACACACAAGTTATGTTATAACTCATGTGCAGTGTATTTACAAGTTAATTGGGTGCATAATATATTATTATATTACGTTATGCACCCAAAATATAATTATCTTTTGAATCTAGCCATTTCGATGATACGAGCTAGTGCCGGATCAATCTCTGTTGATTCGTTGGCGCCGACTAGCTTGCCGATGTTGTTGTTCTTTACTTTTTCTGTAGGACCAAGCTGACCTACACGCTTTTGGTTTGCGTCTAGGTCTTCTGATACATCATCGCCGCCTCTGATTTTCTTAGCAAGTGTTTTTAATTTTTCAACTGCATTATCAGGGACATCTGCGTAACTATCATGTCCCATTTTCTTTGCGGCTTTGCTTAATGATGTGATGTGGCTCATCTTACCATTGTCATCACCTCGTGGGGTATGGCGTAATGTGCGGTCTGCTTGGCCCATATCAACTTCTTCAAGATCAAATGCTTTTAGATTTGACTTTTCAGTAGATTGGTTATGCGATAGTGTTTCTGCGCCGGGAGCTTCAAGCATCTTGTCAGCGGGTACTGCTAAACTTTTAGTAGTTGAATCCATTTCTTTTTCTGCTACCGCTTGAGGTGCCATGCTGATAAAGTTTTCATCAACATCGCTGTTGAATGCTTTGTCAAGAGCCTTTCTAGCAATCTTAACTGCCTGTTTAGCAGCCATCATTTTAGCAGCGTGTTGTGGCTTACCTGCATGGTCATCGCCCTTGCGATGTCCCTGACCACTATATGGGTTAGCTTCTGGACTCTTATCCATTTCATTTACATCGTTTGCAGGGGTGCGTTTGTGTTTTTGATACTCACGATTGCGATTGCGGATTGCTTCTTCCTGCTCAAAGTCTTCAATTGATGGGATCCAGCTATCATCGTCATCGTCATGCTTCTTTTTCTTGAACGGGATAACATCCCCTTCTTGAACACCGAAAAACTTAGCTAATTTACCAGTTCTCTTTTTTTCGGCATCAACTTTAATTCTATCTAAGGGTCCTGGACCAGATCCGGCAACTTTTGGTTTAGAATCGGCATCTTTCTCTTGCTTCTTAGCTGGCTTCTTGTCATCCATGTCTAATTTTTCATTAATGACACTATCTGCCCATTCTGCTAACGAGTCTACTTCTGGAACAGCGGTCTCAGACACCTTCTTATGCAATCTAGATAGAATTGGCATCACCGATTCAATTCTAGGATCCATTGTCTCTTGGACAAATAGTTCGTTGATACTAGTATCGTCTTCATCTTCCATAAGAGCAGGGGTATATGATTCAAAGTAAGCGTGATATCCACGATGACCAGCAAGTTTACTCAGTGTTTCTCTAAGGTTACCGTAGTGATTGGCACCTTCTTGCACTAGGGATAGTGCGGACTCGTTGAATTCTTTATTACGAGTGGCACGGACAAATCCAGCCATCTGATTATATTCTTCGCAAATAGATTTAATATGGTTCCAACGCTCATCATTGGGTACGCCGCCCTCAGCAATATGACGAGCATATACACGAGCAATGCCTGGACGAGTAGTAGGAGCTAGGAACCGTTCACCATCTTGGTTTTCTAAGAAAATCTTAGCAACATTACGATAGCGTTGCTCGCCTTCTTCAAGACCTCGATTATGTTGAAGGATAATTTTTACATTAGGAACTGCATCGTTATATGATGCTTTCTTGCCCATTGGGTGATAGCCCTCGCCTAATTTTTCTTTCATCTTATAATAATCCCTTTGGCGCATGTCATCGCCTAATCTATCTTTGTTTGCTAGTTCAAAGCTTAGCTGTCTACGCTGTGCCCACTGCTTTATATGCTTTAGTAATCCTGTCCAAGTATCATCATAATCAGTTCCCGGAGTAGCATTACTAGGACTTTCAGCCTGCTCATCATCGAAATAGATACAAACGTTGCTTGCATCATCAATGCTTACCCAAACTTTTCCGTAATTTTCCCCATCTTTGATAAAGTCAAACTCAATTACGTCTGCTTCCTGCGAAGCTTTAACTCGTTGATTTTGAGAATTCAAAGGCGATGGTTGATAGCCTCTTACTTTGAGAAGACTATAAAGTTCGTGGTTAAATGTTTCATTTCCGATTGCCATATGTATATTTATGCCAAATTAGCCTAAGACGGCAAAGAATGGCAGAGGCATAATAATCTCATCGTGGTCACGCATTTGACTTTCTAGGTCACCGTGATAGTCTGCTAACTGTGTCATCATACGCACTGCTAGTAGGGATGACATTACTAAGTCATCAGTGTCCCCTATCTTAGCTGCATAGCTTCCGCCGGATGCAACAAACGCTTTTAACTCACTAATAAGAGAACGGCTATGAATAGTCATCTTCTTTGATTCTAGAAGTGTTTTAAATTTAGCACAAGCAGCAAGCTTAGGTTTATTAGTAGTAGTGAATCCTCTTTTACCTTTGCCTGTTTCGCTAATGAAGATGCCAGATATATTTGATTCACCGTACTCGTTTAATGAAACAATTGCGGCTTGTCCGATCCCATTGTTTTCTACTGAGTAATATATATTGTTTGGTTCGTTAGTCTTTTCTGCAATATACTTACAAATCTCAGCAAGTAGTTTAATTTGACTAGGAATATCAGTCTTATTATGCTTCCACTCACCAATTTGAGTAGTAGTACTTGCTTCAAAGATTTGTATAGCGGCGGGGTCACCACCTGTACCCAATGAAGGGTCTAGTGCAACTACGTATAGTCTACCTTTCTCAGGTAGTTTATACCAGCGTACTTGTCCCATTCTGACATTAGGTTCTATACCCTCAAGCATGAGTAATGTGTTTGGATTGATTAGTGTTTCGTCTGCAATGATGAATTCACAACCGATTTCACGATTGAATCTGTCATCGCCGAGCTGGGCTTTCATTTCATCGGCCCATTTTTGATCACGCCCGGGCTGTTCAGTCCAATATGCTCTAAACGCTCTAAAGCCGTTAACACCTAACTCAGTAGTATTACCGAATTCGTCTTCTGTCTTGTTAGCCATCTTCCAAATAAGAGCGAATTGGTCTTCATCACTGTTTGGAGTTGAAGTGATGATTGCTTTACCACCAGTTGATAGAGTAGGAGTAATAGAAGTCCAAAACTCTTGTGCGATTGAGGGACGAACGAACGCAAATTCGTCAAGATATAGAAGTGTAATAGACATACCACGACCTGTGTTTTCAGTCGTAGTAGCAGACACGATGCGTGATCCGTTCTCAAAGTCTAGCGAACCCTTGTTGTACGTGGTTACGCCAGCTTTTATGTGATCTGGACAATTTTCATACGCATATCGTATACGCTGCATAATTTCTTGTGCACCGGTGTACTTGTGTGCTGCAATTAGAATAGTAGAGTCGGGGACAAACATCGCATACCAAAGCAAATACCCTGCGGCTGACGTTGACTTACCGGACTGTCTAGGCATCAATGAGATAGAGAAACGATAGCGATGGTACGTATCAATTAATCGTTCTTGGAACTCCCAAGGGTGATAGTTCATACTACCCTTAGTAGGGTGCTGAATGATAAAGAAGTTATCCATAAAATAAAGATAACCCGTTTCCGGATCACAACACTTCATAAAGTCATCAAGTTCTTTTTGATTCTTGAAGACCGTCTTCTTATAGGGATCTTTGATTAAGGTGGGTGTATTTGCCATAGTAATATTTATAAAAATACTCCCACTGTCAGTGGGAGTGTTTTTTTACTTGATATCTAAAGGTCTTGCTTTAGTAGCAACAATGCAGTAGTACTTTTCTTGTACCTTAGCTACTTCTTTTGGATTTTCTGGATTAGGAACATTCAACTCAAACTCAAGATTATTGAAACTATCAATATTAAAACCACACCTGATTAACAATGCAGCTAATTGATTATGTCCTAAAATACTATAATGATTCAAATTGAATTCGTGTTTTCTTTCCCCATCGGGAGCAGGAACTTCAATATAAATCTTTGAACCTTGCTTCAATACACGATTGTATTCCATCAACGAGAAGATAGGATATGGGCTATGCTCTAATGCATGGCGCAAAAAGATGAAGTCTACTGATTCATCATAGTAACCATCCTTCTGTGGCAAGAAGCTCAAATCATACTTCTTAATAGCATGTCCCTTGCCTTCACAGATAGCAATATCGCCGGGGCTTAGTGTTACGCCATGTGTATTGGTGTATTCGCGGTCTTTCATTTCATCTAAGAAATAGCCCGGGCCAGATCCTAGATCAAGAATGTGTGCATCCTTTGGTAGATTTAAAGGATCAACATAAGTTTCTACTACTTGCTTAGTAAGCTTTCTGTGGAACTCGCTATCGCCTTCATCATAGATGTGGGCAGTATAAAGCCATTCGTTATAGAACTTGAGTTTAATCAAGTCGAGGGTTTGGTTGATGTCGATTAAGTTGTTCATGAAATTACTTATGCAGTAACTAATTAGTAATTATTTTTTTCTGTGATCTTTTGGTCTAGTAGCAACCGGACTAGTTTTGTTGACACTATCTAATTCGCTACTGTCTCTACCCTTAATCATTTGCTTTGCTTGTGTAGGAGAGACCGTATTGAATGCTTGCTGCATCATAGTGTGTTCTACATCAGTGTATGGATAAGCTAGGTTATTTTTGCCAGCAAAACTTTCATCATCCATCTTCAATGCTTTGGTAGATGATCCATCTGCCATGGCTACTGCTTTCATGATTTGATTTAAGTGGTAGGTTCTGTCTGTCCCATTATCTCTGAATTTATAGGCGCCAGGTTGAGCAGTATTGTGTCTCTTAGGGACCTTACCTTTGTCCCCTTCATTTAGAAATTCGCTAGCTCTCATTTCTTATATCCCTTAAAGGGCTTAATAGGGCTTTGGTCTTGGGTGGAATCTAGTTCTTCGCTATCTAAATCACCCTTGTTCAAATCTTGAAAGGGTATTCCGGCTGCTTTATATGCTATCTTTAACATATCCTGTTCTACTTGAGTATAGGGGTGAGCAGTATTGTTTTTGCCTACCCAGCTTTCGCGGTTTAAATCAGGAATAATTTCGCCATCAGTTGATGCAACCGCCATCATAACTCTATTCAAGTCATATGTTCTATCGTATTGAGTTGCTGCAAAAATATTTAACCCAACAGTGGATTGCTGTTGGCGGTCAGATACTTTTCCCTTATTACCTTCGGTAATAAACTCGTGCGCTCTCATCGCTTATATCCTTTGAACGGCTTAAGGGTTGATTGTGTACCTGTGTTTGGTATCTCATCGCTGCCTGGCGTACTTACTGATTTTTTACCACGCTTGCCTACTTTTGCTAATGCCTGGTCAATGAGTTGTCCAATGTCAGCATCAAATTCAGAAGATACTACCTGATTCTCACCCCATGCAGTTTCCGCTTTAAAATCGTGTTTGAACTCATTTTGAACACCGTCATCGGGGCCGCTTGTTCCACGAACATCTGCAATTGCTACGCCGAATCTATACAATTCATAGAAGTCATTATTTTTCAATTCAGGAATGACATAGGTATTCGGTAGTGCGTAGGATGCAACACTTAACCCATCAGTAACCGATTCTGTTATGAACTCATATGCTCTCATTAGAATGACTGTTCAGTTTCAACATTCAAGGCATTTTCAGTAGAAATTACTGAATCTACATAACCATCTATTCCCAGCAATAAGCCGGCAACATTAGCACCTGTCCAAATAATCTGAGAACCTATGAAGTGAAAGATAGTCGTATCTTGAATTGGGTCTGCAAGTAATTGTACATTACCTCCCACTACCTGCATACTGTAAGTAGTCAATGCATTTCCAAATATTGAGGTACCTACTGCACTAAACTTTGCATCATCTAGATCTTGATTGATTTGTGCGTTTAGTTGCATACTTTGGCTATTGTTGCCAGTAGGGTCAGCCGCATATACATAAAATTGGCCTAGGGTAAATGTGTTAGCATCAGTTTCAAATATCAATTGTCCAGGAGCGTCTCCAACTGAGTAGGAGCTGCTAGTATTGATTGCGGTAGGGAAAAGGTTAGCGAAGTTATTATTGATCTTGCCAAACGCTACTCTTAGCGGATCACCTTCACCATCGTTAGGTAGTGTACCAATATTAATAATTTCTTGGGTGGACATAGTAATCTTCCGTTGTTATCTAGTATTTATCATACTAGACTCAAGATTACTTTTTGGTAGCTTCTTCAAAAATAGCTTTTTGCTTAGTATACCACTCGTTCCAACCTTCAACTTTGACTTTGCATTCGTGATATAGAATATAGTTTTCTACTACTATTTTAGTGAATTCTGTGAGTGAAGCACCTTCAGCAACTTCTTTTAAATCAGCACATTTTTCTTGTAATGTTGCCGGAGCCTCTGGAAAATTAGGTGTTACTGGAACTGCTGTAATACTGCAACCTGATAGTAGAACAAGCGGGAGAAGCATTAATTTCTTCACTTCTTGTCTCCTTCAAGCTTACTAGGATCCATCGTAGCAGCAGCATTGTGTGCGCGGATTACCTCAGTAGGAAGTGGACATTTGTTTTCGTACTTGATAACTTCGCGGTCAACATATTCAGTAATAGTCTTGCCTTTGGTGCGAATGACTTGTGTATCAGTGACGATCTTCTCAACAATTTCTACATTGGTTTTCTGTGATTTTGCTTCCGCTTTAGCTAACTTAGCTTCAAGCTCTGCTACTGCGAGTGCAGTGCTTTCTTTATACGCTAATGCACCTTGCAAGAATAGGCCCAACACTAACAAGATTGAAGACACAATCTTAATCATATATCCATATGTTTTGACGAATGGAATGCGTTGCACAAAGAATGCAATCAATAGACCTAGTACACCCAGTCCTAATACTGAGTGAATGATCCATACGGGGAGAAGGGTGAGTATCCAGTAAATGTTCATAACGTATTATTTATCAAAAAACTTACAAACCGTGTCTGCAACCGCCTCTACTTCACTATCCGAAAGTTCGGGATAGATAGGAAGACTCAACACCCCGCGAGACAATGCTATGCTGGTGCTTATCATGTCTGGCTTTTTGATAATATCTTTGGCAATAGGTAACTCACTTAATGCCTGAGGATAATGAATCCTAGATTCAATTTTGTTACCGTGTAAATACTCATGTAGCTCATTTCGAGTTTGGGTGTAGATAACAAACTTTTGATCGGCATGTTTATCAAAAGGTTCACTGAGACATCTAAAAGGCAAATCCTCAAATCTATCCAAGTAGTAATTTCGTATTTTTTCTCTGCGATTTTGCCATCTATCAATATATTTGGACCTAACCAACAAATGGGCGCATTCTAATTCACTCATCTTACTGTTAGTGCCGGGATAGTAATGTTCAAACTTGCCATTGTTCTTCATGACATTTACCCAATCATACAGTGATTGATCATTTGTTACTATTGCGCCGCCATTGCCGCTACTCGGTAAGTTCTTAGTAGGATCAAAACTGATAGCCATAGCATCACCGACTTGATGTTGGTTTACTGCTAACCAGTGCTGCGCACCGTCTACGATTGTATTAGAATAGAAGCTACGATTTGGGCTAGCACCATACAATCCTACAAAGCAGGTGTAACTGTTAAAACCATCTTCATAGTCATCATCAAACTTAAACAATCCGTTATTGTCCGTGTCAACTAGTTCAACGTCCCATCCTGTACTGACAAACGCATTCAACGTGGCGGGAAAAGTTAAGTTTGGAATGCGAATGCGCGGTGGTTCTTCTTCCCCTGCTAAAAATGACAAATCGTAATGATAGCCTGCGATAAATTCTAGTGCATGAGTTCCACTGTGAGTGACTGTAGCAAACTTACAGCCTGTGTAATTACATAGCCATGATTCTAATGCGGCAGTGTAGGGGCCATTAATCAGCACCCCTTCCTTTAAGGCATCATGGGTTGCGTCTAGCAACTCATCTTGAAGGTTATTATACTGTCTTGCTAGGCCGAAATGCGGAATTATCATTTTTTGCCCACCATTCAAGTAATCCGCCGTTAGTATCAGACCACGGACAATATTGTTCCCATAGCGCCGATGATTGTTCAGGATTTTCTTTCATCAACTTGTCTACATTAACTCTGGATTTATATCCAGCCAAAGTCCAATCATGCGTTTTTAAGGCAGTTTCTAAATCGCTCATTTAATTTTATCCTTCCAAAATGGGGAACTACGAAGATACTCATAGTATCTTTGAAATCCTTCTTCTATATCAACCTTAGGGTCAAAATCAAAGTCTTGTCTAGCAGCATCAATATTCAATGCTCCCCTGCTAGGAAAGGACGAATCCCTGTCCCTAACTTCAATTGTACCCTTGCCTGCAATTTTAACTGCTAGCTCTGCTGCTTCTAATAGTGTCCTAGAAGCTCCTCTCGTGACGTTATAGCACTTGTTGGCTGTATTGTGCGACAACGTAGCTGCTACAATGCCATCAGCCACATCGCCAACATACGAAAAGTCTAACGTTTCTTCCGAACCATTTACCATGATAGTTTCGTCACGTAACGCTGCCAAAAGAAACTTTGACACCACACGGTCTTCTACATCACAAGGCCCGTACACCGCACTAGGACGTATGACAGTATAATCAAATGCCCCTCTGTCATGATAATCTTTCACTAGCCATTCACCGGCTAGTTTCATAATACCGTACATACCTTGAGGCTTACACTCAGCATCCTCTGTTACATCATCAGCAAAGTCACCATAGACCATGCTACTACTCACATACACAAACTTCTCAACGTTGTTGCGTTTTGAAGCTTCGCAAAGATTCAACAGGCCCTCTATCATTACTCGGGCGCCGAATGACGGGTTGCTGTTCACTACTTTCTGACGGGGAAAACTTGCTAAATGAATGACAACGTTTGGCTTAAAGCTTTTAAAAATGTTGTCTATGGCATCCTTGTTTTCAATGGGTAGCGGAGTACACACCGACCGAATCTTCTTGATTCTTTCGTCTAGTAGGTAATCCATTTCATTTTTTGGAATGATACCGTAATCAGTCATGTTGTCAATGATTAGAACATCATGACCTAAGTCTTCTAACTTAGAAACCACATTGTGACCAATAAAGCCTAGGCCACCTGTTACTAACATTCTCATGTGTTCTTCAAATAATGTTCTGCTAGTAGAACCATAGCTTTAGCTTGTTGTTCACTCTTAGGGAGAGGGACCATGTCACCGTTAATCAAACCATCACGCTCTTGTAGAATAGGTTCAATATGATGATCAAAAACCTGCGACATGGTATTGAAAAATCCTTTTCGTTCCAGTTCGGTCATTCCTGAGTTAAGCGTATACATTCTATCATCTTCGCTAAGCGTGATTCCGTAATCATGCCTAAAAGTCAGGCACATGTCGTTAATAAGTTGCAAGCGCCGTTGTTCTTTATTAGTCATATTTCAACTTCCAATATACGAGTTGCTTAGGGGTTAAGGTAATTCTTATTTGGTAACTATAGCCAAATCTAGCTGCATCTATATCACGATGCCAACTAGGAGTTTCAGTACAATTTTCCATTGCCCACTTACCTGCTTCACTATTCTGCCATTCCCAAAGAGGTTCGGCAGCATAGATATCAGGGTCTTCAACGTCTCCGACGGTGAAGCGATGAGCAACAATTGTTTTCATACTGCCATATCAGCCTTAATAGTTCCATGACTCTGATAGTCAAATAACAGTATATCATCCATTATAAATTTGTCAATGTTTTTTATCTTAGGATCAAGAAAAAGGAGAGGTAATGGGTATTCTTCTCGTGAAAGCTGCTCTTTAACTTGTTCAATATGGTTACTGTAGATATGAGTGTCACCAGTAGAAATGATAAGTTCGCCTACTTTTAGGTCACATACCTGCGCAATCATATGAGTAAGCAATGCATAGCTGGCGATGTTGAAGGGTAAGCCAAGGAATACGTCAACGCTACGCTGATACATATGGCAGCTTAGTTTACCGTTACTAACATAAAACTGTGCGAGAACGTGGCAGGGAGGCAACGCCATCTTATCTAGTTCATCTACATTCCATGCAGTGATGATATGTCTACGACCGTTAGGGTCATTCTTGATGCCCTCAATTAGATTTGAGAGTTGGTCAACTCCTCGCCAGTCTCTCCACTGTACACCGTATACTCGTCCCAAATCCCCGTCATATCTCGCTTTTGGCGTCCAATAAGCTGCTTGAGCGTTTCCTGTCCATATCGTGCTACGTTCAGAATCTCTGGATCCGTATAAAATTTCTGCAAGTCTTCTCTCATCTCCGCTCCCTTCTATAAACCACAATAGTTCACTAACTACTGATTTCCACGCTAACTTCTTAGTTGTTACAGCGGGGAAACCCTCTGATAGATTAAATCTAAGTTGACGGCCAAAGACGCTGATAGTTCCAACTCCGGTTCTATCGTCCTTGACTTCGCCATTATTTAGTATATCTTCAAGTAAATCGTGATATTGCTTCATTTTTTCTTCCAAATCTCATATGTATGGTCCGGAAACATTTCACTGTAAGTCCTTACATAGTTATGTTCTATGTATAGCAAATCTATGAAGGTATCGCAAGCGTAATGGTCATATACTTTGGTTAAATGAATTTCGTTTATGTTTTTCCAAGAAGTTTCAACTAGTCTGGCTCCACCTATTATCCAAAATTCTACATCATCGGGCTGATTGAATTCCATGTCCGGCACTCTAATTACATTGTGATGTTCCGCTTCTAGTTCACTAGAAGATACGACAAAGTTGAGTCGGCCAGGAAGTGGTTTTTTTGGTAAGCTATCCCAAGTGTTGCGTCCCATAATGACGTTTTGCCCGTCAGTTAAGCGTTTAAATCTTGGCAAATCGCCCCGGACGTTAGTCCAGGGCAACTTGTTTTGATAGCCTATTCCCCCGTTAGGGTCACATGCTAATATTAATTTCATAGTCCATTCAGTAATTTGTCTGTTTCTGGTTGCACTACATCTGCAATGCTTTGAACATTAAGTAAAAATTCAATTCCGATAACTTCGTCATCAAGGTCAATAATCTTTCTACTAATAATATCTTCAACATGATCCGGATCTAGTCCCTGATCTAACAATTTTTCAATATTAATAGTACGTTGTCTTTTACCTTGAAGCCTAAGAATTATCTTTTTGATAAATTCAATTGGTACTTTTTGCTTGTCAACATCCTGTAATAAGTTTTCCCACTTCTGGATAAACTCGGGTGACATTCATTAATCCTTACTAAATTTAAGCAACTGATACAGTTTTCTTAGGACGCCCTCTTGTCTTCTTAGATGGAACTCCGACTGCGGTGGTAGCTGCTGCACTAGGTGCTAATGTATCTGCTTGACTCAACATTCTTTCTGACTCCGCTAGCAGACCTTTAGCTTCTGCTGCCATTCTTAAAGCCTGTTGACGAAGATTATTAGCAAGGGTAGTGTCACCTAACAAATCACCAGATGCATCGATACCAGTCGGTGCCTGTTTATTTCCCGGAATAGTTTCAGGGGTGAATGCATCCTTATCGCCACGCATACGTCTTGCGACTGCCATTGGATCCTGCATACCCAATTGGTTGTCCATTTCAGCTAACTTCTTAACTGCATCTTCACCCATCTTCATTTGATCAAGAATCTTGTTAAGTTCATTCAACTTGATTCTTGTATTAGGCTGAGGTGTCATAACAATCAATTCGGTCTGAACCTTCTTCAACATGCCTTCAGCGTGAAGTTTTTGAAGAATTATTTGACCATCAGTGGTATATGAGCGGTTAAGTGCAAGAGCGAGGTCTTCGCTATTCTGTCCGATATCACTTTCAATGCACTGAACCAGTGGATCATGGATAGTTCGGTTTAAAATTTCTGTGTACACGACCAATGCCATGTGCGGTTCGCCTGGAACTTCACGGAATACGACTGCAACTTTGCGGTCTCCATGTTTTCCAACGTGTCTTGTAAAAGCCATTTGCTTTTCTCCTTGTGATTTAGCACAAGTATTTAATTGGAAAATAGCTATAGAATATTTTATTTCCAGCGTAGAGTGAAGAATGCGGCATGTTTTGGGTCATTGAATTTTACATCTAGGAACCAACCATAATGTCCGTAATGATTCCAATGAGCAGACCAGCCTTGCCCAATATACTCCGTGCCTACAATATCAGTAGTGTTTCTGTAATTGGATTTACCAATATTGGCGTCAAGCCATTTCAACACTTCCTGTGGGGTCTTTCCCGTACCAGAACTGATACGTATGGGTTTCATCCCCAAGTAAGTTCGTAGAACAATGCTTCCTTAGGGTCTTCAAATGAGGGAGCGTACTCTAGAAAAGCATTTTCTATAGAAGCCATAGCATATCGACCGGACAACTTCTCTTGAATCCAAATCTTAGATTCATCAGTTATAGGTGTGTTAGAACCCACAAAATGACTAGGGGCAAAGTCTAATTCTCGGTTCATGAACCAAGTATGTAGGTTGATATCTTCAATTGTCTTTAGCATCGCCGTACTTAATGATATATAGTGCTTCAAGCGCCTCTAGAGCATCCTTGAGCGTAGTATCGGTTTGTGACTTCTTTAGTATAGTCAGTAGCCGATTGGACCTCATAGCTGTCTGTTGACGTTCAATAATGGAAGGATCCTGTTTCACGATAACTCTCTTATCTGAACCAATTTCTCTAGCGTAAACGGTCTTTCCCCCGTTTGGAGACTCATATATGTAACGAGTCTCCGAAACGGGTTCTAGATCACTTTTTACGATGGTCATCGTAAATCGCATATACACCGAACGGGGGATTGGGGTTCGGGTCACCGTGAATAACCCAAGTCGTATCACAGTAATCAGCGTCACCCCAGCTACCGAACGGGTAACCGTCAGTGAAGACAATCAACCGATTGGGAACACGACCAGCTTCCTTGAGGTCATCAAAGATGCAATCGAAGTCGGTACCGCCACCGCCGTGCAATTCGTATTCTTCAATGCGCTCCATATTCTCGTTAGAGAATTCCTGAGTGTTGTAGCACTTAGTATCGAAGCTAGTGACACGGAGATTGTAACCATCGAATGCATCCATCATACCAGCAACTTCACTAAGGAACTGCATACCCTGCTTGTTGCTGATAGAACCCGACATGTCGATATAGATATCAACATCGATTTCTTCACCGGGGTTCATCCCGGGCATGATAGCATCCATGTGCCACGAACGACGAGAAGGACGCATCCAAGTGTAATCAGACTTGATAGCAGAGGTCAGATTAGTCTGGATAAGTTCACGCCAGGGCATGACAGGGTCAGTCATCTGCTTGATAAGACGTTCAACCCCTGCGGGCATTGAACCTGCTTCTGCCTGTTGTGCAGCATTCAGAATAGCCTGCTTGACTTCCTGACGCATAGCTTCACGCTCGGCTTCGGACATCTTAGGACGACCCTTACCCTTGCGGTCTTCGTTGCCGTCACCGTCTTCGCTATCGTCACCTTCACCATCAAGATGGTCATCAAGCATTTGGTCAAGAAGGTCATCAATATCGATATACTGAACATTCTTCATCAAATCATCATAGATATCTTCCGAAGTCCAGTTCTCGTACTTCTTTTCGTACAAGCAAGGAACCGTCGTGATGAACTCACCGACTTTGTGCTTCTTAAGGTCAGCGTTTACAGTGTAGTCGTTAGCAATGTTCCAGATTTCGGGGTCACGGTCAATACGACGACCAATGTGATCGTAAACAACGTGCATAACTTCATGAGCAACGAGGAATTCAACTTCCTTCGGCTTGAGCATCATGATAAAACGACTGTTGTAGTACAGCTTAAGACCGTCAGTAGCAGCAGTAGTCAACCAATCATCAGCATTGATAAGTTGGAGACGAGTAGCGAGGTTACCGAAGAAGGCATGCTTAAGCAATAGACCGATACGGGCAGTAATCAATCGCTCACGAGCATCATGGTCAACACGCGGGTCAGTAGGACCAACAAGATTTTCAAACTTTTTGCTGCGTGAACGCTTAGACTTGCGCTTGTCAGCAGTCGTGATACCTGTCATAAAAACTCCTTCGATTGATTATATCTTCACTATAACGCAAAAGGGAACCAATGTCAAGCCTAAATTGAAGATTTTTCACGATTTGCAGACATTGCTTCGACTAGTGCCTTAGCTTCTGCTGCCTTTTCTGCAACAGTCAATACACGATTTTCGTGAGCCTGCATTGCAGCAAGTTCAGCTTCGGGAATTCGTGTTATAATGTCTGCACGAGCAGCAATCATGCGATTAAGTTCTGTTTGATACGGTTTGCCCATATTAACACTGACGGTCAATCCGTTGATCCGCTGTTGGCAATTACGAAGATGCTGTTGCTCGGTGGTGTATTTAAATATTGGCTTAGCCATAAAAGGATCCTTTGAATGAGACATAAAGAGGGTGGGGGAAGGCTGTCTCTAACCTTCCCCCAGGAGCTGCTGACTTAGTTGCCAGCGTCTACAATGTACTTGCCGTACTTCTTGTAGAATTCATCGAAGTTGTTAAGCTGCGAAGGCTCAATTGGAAGCTTGTAAGTCTTGAGAGCAATCTTAGCGCCCATGACAACCAACTCCGTTTCGAAGTTCTTCATCATGTATTCAAAGAAGTTGCCAGCCATTTCGTGGAACTTCTTGTTATCAACACGCTTGTTGTCGATAGCGTCCTTCAACTCATAGCACATAGAAATCGTCAGCGAGTACATCGCAGAGATTTCCTTGACGTTAAGCTCCTTGACCTTGCCTTCAAGAATGTCAGCAGGATTCGGCATCTTACCAGCAACCTTACGGTGTGCCATGAACTTCGTAGCAAGACCGTCACCGACTGCACCTGCAACAAGATTGAACAATGTATCGTTATCAACATTATCTTCATCAGTAAGCAAGTCGCTCACGAACGTCCACGAACGCGGAGTAGCGAATGCGCGGCTCGAAGACTTAGCATCAAAGTCGTAGATGTCCTGCTTAGCGAACGAGAGATAACCAACAACATCCTTGTGAATGCCCTTGTTAACAGCCCAAATCTGCCAAGAGTTGAAGTCAGGACGCATTTCAATGTGAACGAAACGGTTAGCAAGCGGCATCGGCATACGATACGTAACACCCTTGTCGCTATCGCGGTTACCAGCAGCAACGATAACAACGTTATCAGGCAACTTGTACTTACCAACACGACGGTTCAGAATAAGCTGATAACCAGCAGCCTGAACAGCAGGGGGAGCGGAGTTCATTTCGTCAAGGAAGAGAACAACAATCGGGTACTGTGCAGCGAGTTCTTCGCTAGGAAGATCGACAGGCTCGGCCCAATCCATCTTACCGATTTCCTTATTGAAGTAAGGGATACCGCGAATGTCAGTTGGTTCCATCTGCGCCATACGCAAATCGACCATGTAACCACCGAGTTCGTCAGTGATATCTTGAACGCATTCGGACTTACCGATGCCGGGAGGGCCCCAAAGAAAGACAGGACGCTTTACCTTAAATGCAGTAAGCATCGCCTTGCGGGCTTGAATTGAAGTGATAGTGAGATTATCTGAAATCTGAGACATAATTTTAGCTCCTAAATTAAACAACGTAGAGAGTGTTTGCTTTCTTGCTCTCTATATCTTGTTATACGACATTGTGAGGGGATTGTCAACCACTTTTTCGCCTTAGTGGATATTTTTTTATGCCATCAGTTTTGCCATAAGGATAAGATGCTCAAGGTGCTTGATAGCCTTAATCATATTTTCCTTATGTGCGTCAAGCTTATGGGCCCGGTGAGTCTGCCTAGCTTCAACTTCAAGTCGGCTAAGATCGGAATTCATTACGCCGATGTTGTTGCAAAGTTTTAGCAGGTCAGGATTGTATGGAAGACGCTTTAGTTGTATGCGTAGGTCACCGATGATGTCCCTAGCTTCTATTGCAGTGTTAAACGTTCTATCCATATTATCACACTACAGTAGTTTTGGGCATATGTCAACCGCTTTCTTTAGTTAGCCTTGGGTCGTCAGGAGAGAACGATCCACGATTGTGAACAGACTTGACCTGACTAGGATTGAAAGCTACCCAGACTTGACCGGACTTAGCATTGCTATCGTTGGGTATTGCTTCGTTGATGATTGCCCCATCAAAGCCTAGCTTCTGTAGGTTATCAATAAACTCCGCGCCTTCGGGACCGTCAAACAGTTCCCATCGTTCAAGTTCATAAAAGTGATTATAGACTGAACGGAGGTCAATGCCGTTAGCTTTGAATTCGTCTGCGGTTTCTTCGTCACTCAGCATTCTTGATAGTGCATCGTCACGCAAATCAATTGGGGATTGTATTGATAAGTGAACCGGAAGAATTCTGCCGCCTTCTTTGACTCTGCCTGTGTTAGGGTCTTCAATGAAGCTTTCAGCAAACTTTGGGTCCACTGCGAAGAAAGAACCGTGACGCTCTACTTCATATGCCATTCCTAGCGCACTAGCGAAGCCTGTTCCACTAGTATTGAATGTGTCGAAGTCTTTGGTTGTAGCGTGATAGAATGTCTGTGGCTTGCCGTTCTGGACACCCCAAGACTTAGCTAACCAATTGCCTAAACGCTTTTCTCTGTGCTGTTCATCATAGCCCGGAAACATTTCTTCCTGCTGCTCACCTAAAAAAGTTTTAAACTCTCGCATTAGGTCTTCTGCAATCTTACCGTCTGCCCGTGCTTGGGGAGGAATGCCTGCTCTGGAAGTCTTGAAGCCGAATGCCTTAGCGTTCTTCTTGATTGCGTCTGGCTTTACATCTACAGTGAGGGCAGTCTTGAAGCGAGGATCGTTCTTTTCTTTTGCTGATGGAATGTAACCTGAGGCTTCATCTATATTGCTTCTAGCTTTCCAGAACTCTTGTCCATCAGGTCTAACATCGTCGGAAGGATGTAATTTATAGCCGAACTTACGTTCAATAGCACTATAAATTTTACTAGCAATTCCCATACGGCGATACTTATTATGGACAACAATCTCTTGTACAGAGGCTCCGTGTTCATCATCGTGAACTGAATCTTTTTCTACTTCACCGTAGGCAATAACTTTCCCATCATAAACAACTCTAAACGAATGCCTAGGTTTTCCGGGGCCTGGCAAAGTTTTGAATTGAACAACGCTTGCTTTTGAAACATCACTTTCAGCTTCGGCAATCTTGGCTTCTTTTAGCTTCTTACCCTGCACGGCTGTTGTCTTGTTAGGCTCATCAGCTAATCCAGTCTTTGCTTTAGGCATAAACTTGTTGATTGATTTAAGAGTCAGCGGACCTAATTTACCATCAAGGTCAAGGTTAGCGCCATACTTCTTATTCAAATGTTTCTGAATCTTTAGTGTTGCTTCCTTCTCGTCGTTCGATTCCTCAATGCTTAGTTTTTCAGTATGTAATTGTACTTTAAGGTCATGTAGGGCTTGTACTAGACCCTGTTTTCTAACTGCTTTGTATGCTAGATTCTCAGGACCAAACTCGCCTGCTTTATCTAATCCAGATTTGCGATAACGCTTGACAAGTGCAATAGTATCATTGACTCTTTTAGGGTCTTTTGACTTCAATGCAAGTTCAATAAGTTCGCCTAGCTTCTCATACTTTAACTTAGTAGCAGCTTGATCAAAGTTTGCTCTACGCTTTTTAGGAATACGAATCCACTTGTCATGCACAATACTGTATTCGCCTAAAGATTGCACCGGATTATTAGTATCCTGCACATATAATTCTACAGGAACATCACGCACTGTAATGTCATGGGCATCGTTATATAGTGTTTTCTTAGCAGTGAATAGTTCTTGATACACTTCATTGTTTGGTAGTTCATTAAAGTCTACTAGTACGTGTAAGTCTAAATCACTATGAGGAGTGTATGAATAGGCAGCATTACTTCCGCTAAGAGTAACGTCTCTAACTTTAAGATTGCTAATACCCAAATATTCTACAAAGTCTTCTGCAATCAATAGTAATTGATCACGGACTTCTGGGTCAAGCTTTTCGTTTTCCCAAAGTTTTGGGTTCAGTTCCTCGTGAAACGCTACCGCATCTGCCATGTTAAATGATTCGAGTTCATTAATGTCCATGTTGTATTTATACAGTGTGAGAGTAGAGTGGGCCCTTTCTGTTGCTAGGCGGTGCCCATACCCCGAAAAATCATGCGGCTAGCGCAAGACCTTCATATGCATTGTTATCGTTTGCATTTACGTTTTGCGGCACTTTGCCAGTCAATCAGTCTCGAACCGCCCTATTATACGAAAATCGATATCCAGGTCACCCCCATCATAGATACACTTTTCAGTTATTCGGTTGCTATAGCAATATCCGAGCCACTCAGGGCAAATGTATCTATGGTGGAGGTGCGGGGAGTCGAACCCCGGTCTTTCCGCCTTTACTGTTGATTGTCATCAACTGATAATCTATTTATATACGGTTTAGTCTACGTTGTCAAGACATTTTTTTGTACAAGGTGATAAATCTTCGATGCATGTACCACAACAATAATCGTCTTGTAGCAGCCGAGCAATAAGTTCTTCCTTATTGTTGTACTGCGAGTCTCTAATATCTCGGCAACTACAAACCACCATATTATACTGTACCAGGGTCTTTTCCTGCACGAGTCAATTGATTTGCTCGTTCTTTAATCTGCTCTTGGGTAAGAACAGAACCATGAAAATACTTTATCCAGCGATCAAGTCTTCCAATTTCATGTTTAGCGGGACGCTTCATTATTGATACCAGCAGTTACGGCCAGCTACGTAAGGTTCGCCGGTATATGTGTCGTATCTGATAACATCCTGACACACTTGTTGTGGCTGGCGACGCTGCTGCGGATACTCGTATCGCTCGACAACCTGACGATTGCGATTATTATTTGCAATAGCAGCGCCCAAAATCAAAGCTCCAATACCGATTGCAATTGCACCTTCAGTACTTACGCTGCGGTCACGACGATGATGCCTACCGTGATAAGGGCTGTTACGATTGCTGTCTACGCCCCAACGATTATCATTGTGTCGTCCGTTGGCAACAGCCGGAGTAGAGACGGCAAGCATTGCAGCCATTGTAATAAGTGAAACAATCTTCTTCATAGTAGCCTCCTTTAGCTATATTATCTACTATACTTATCTTTTTTACTAATGTCAACCGATTTATGTTAGCTTTGGTCAAATTTTTCTCTGAGCCAAACCCACTCATAGCTTAGTTTTAGTTTGTCAAAGTCCCCGTTGACCTCATCATAATAGGTCATAGCGTCTTGTGCGCCCTTGATACTATATTCTGCGAACTCACCCTCGCCTTTGGTAAGCCATGCTTCAAGGCGTTCGCGGGAATCATCATCATTGCCCATCCTTAACTTAATTGCTTCTCTAAAAGCAGTACGCCATGTTGAGAAACTGTCAGTGTTATAACGTGCAGTGCCGGAGATCAATGGCACTACTTCGTGATGATTGTCTAATGTAAAGTCTAGACCCTTACCCTCGTTACCCAACGTCAATTTCTTATTATAAGCAATCATAGCTTGGTGCCCATATATTAAACTATTAACAGGATTCTTTGCGTGAAAGATGTAGTGCTTGGGTATCTGCATTCTGTCAGGTTGCCAACTCCAATCAAACTTGCTACTGACTTCTAGTTTAGCAAACACAGTGAAGAACCAGGGCGTATTGCTTGCTTCTGCTGCTGCATGATAAGCTGCTGCTCTACCATTTACTCCGTCTACTCTTACTACCCTATTTGGTAAGTTTGCAGTAACTTTCAATAGATGTTCATAGTTTTCTTCTGCTCCGGTTTCTCCGTTGCTCAAGAATACAATGTCTAGCGGATTTGATTTTACTAGTTTGGGCGCACGTTTGATGTAAGGGTAGTCGTATAGTTCGTAATCAATATAGTCTTTAGCCTGCTTAGGGATAATAACTCTTGTTGCACCGGTAGTGGTAATAATTATGTTCTTAGTATCATTCGACCATAGATTTAGTGGTTCGTACTCTGTTTCTTCAAGGTCAGTATTATCAACTGTCATCAAGGTAGCATAAGGAAAGTCAATGTCAAGAATAGAATTCTTTATTGCATCCACTAACGTATCATGTTCTGTAATTAACTTTGGAGCTTCAAGTCGATTTACTTTCATAGCTTGATTGTAATTGACTTGATCATATTCTCCGAGTTCTGTAATCTCATTGATTAGTTCTCTAGTCTTGTTTACATCGATTAGGAATGTATCGCCGAACTTTTGCTTACCACTAGGGAATACGTGTAAGTTCTCTCTAGTAAATGGATCGCAGATATACGTGAAGTCAAAGTTGCTATAGTCGCAAACACTAGAGCATATCCAAATGTAATGTTCCTTCTTTGTTGAAAGATTTGCAAGAACATTTCTTATAGTGTTTAAGTAACTATTGTCATAATTGACAACAGTGATGTTGTTCCTATTGATCTTACTCTCAAGTTGATTACGAATATTAGCTGTTTCTTTGTTCCCATGGTCGATGACCACTACATCATACACGCAATTAGTCGCAGTAGCCTTTACTGATTTGACAAAGTTGAGATTTGAAAGATGTTCGATTATCTTAATGTATTTTGTATCTTCCGCAAATGTTTCGCGGTTGACCATGAACGTAGTTCCCCAGTGTGACCACTGAGTGCCAAACACTTGAACCATCTTCATCTGCCAGGGGTTAGGATAGTATTCAAAGTTAAAGTCACTATAGTCTAGTTCACTATTGAGAACCCAAAGCAATTCAGTATTAGAGCGTTTGGCGCAGCGAGTTATAGTATCAACCCATGAGTTAAGATAGCGAGTCTTTTGAATTCTTGTACCAAATTTCGCCCTTAGTGCTTCAAATCTAGCAATAGATTCTGGATTACTTCTATCGATAAAGAACATATCTGGTTTGACAAAGATACTAGCTAGATATTCAGAATCAAGTTCTGTTTTCGGTTGGACATAGTTAAAGTCAGTATGACCATCTAAGTAATAAGTTGCGTTGACAAAATATGTATGAGTTAGTTCACTTTCGGTTGAACCAAATACAGTAACGTTGAACAAATTTTCTTTGTCCGGCTTCCAAGTAAAGTCAAAATTATCATAGTTGATGTTCTTATTCAACGCCCAAAACTGTTCAGTAGGATGCTGCTTAACCAAATCTTCTAGGGTAGTTTCGATTGTATACTTAGGATACTCTATCTCACCTTTGTATAGAATCGAGTTTTCTAGTCTAACTACAAACCCATCGTGTCCTGGAGTAAGATACTTAGGACCATCATCAACCCAAATATCATCTAGTCTAGTTGCAAACTGATAGATATAGGGAGGAGCTTCTGGATGCGGTACCCACGAGAAGTCAAATTTAATGCTATCCACCCCAGTAGGAATCTCCCAGTGTGTCTTATCGGGAAGTAGACCTGCTTTAATGTCTTCGATATACTTGTACTCAGTTGCACCGGACACAGTATACACAGGACCACCGCGTTCATTCCATGCAGTAGCAAACTCATAGATATACGGAGGAGAGCCTGGGTCTGGATACCATGAGAAGTCGAACTTAGTTTGGTCTACATTAGCTGGCACTGTCCAATTAGTCATGTCGTTGCTCAATTGTGCTACAGTATCGCTAATATACTTTCGTTCAGTTGCACCTTCTACAACATACTCAACTGTTGGTTCTTTTTCTGCTGAGTACCACTGATTGCCGAAGACATAGATATAAGGTTCGTCTGTTTCGTCTGGGTGCCATGAGTAGTCAAACTCTTTGATAGCCTTAGTTCCAACAAGATGAAAGCCTGTCGAATTCGGAAGCATCGTTGCTTTGACTGCATCAATGTATTTTGTTTCAGTTGCACCTTCAACTACGTATTTAGGACCGCCTGTCTTCTGCCACTGAGTACCAAATTGATAGATGAATGGGGGAGATAGTTCGTCCGGGTGCCAAGAGAAATCAAACGTAGATGTATCTATGTTATCAGGAATAACCCAACTAGTCTTGTTTGGAAGATGAGTAGCAAATGTAGCATTAACATAGCTGACTTCACTAGCGCCTGGTACGACATACTTAGGGCCGTGTGTCTTCTGCCACTGTGTACCGAACTGATATACATAGGGTTCAGAGTGTGGGTTAGGTTCCCAAGAGAAGTCAAACGTATCAGTGTTTACGCCATTTGGTATTAACCAATTAGCAATATTCGGCTTACGTACTGCACGTTCTTCCATGTATCTATATTCAGTTGCACCGGGAACAACATATTGAATAGAAATTTTATCTTCTGGTTTGTTCCATTGATTACCCCATGCATAGATATAAGGTGGTGCGTCAGGGTCAGGAACCCAAGAATAGTCGCTTAAGTATGCATCTTCTAAATGTTCATAGCAGCTAGGGTCACTCGCTAGTTTAGCTGTAACGCCATCCACATACTTGACAGTATCACTATTTGGCATAGTATACATGATGGTAGGCATCTTAACTGCATCATACAATTCATTACCGAAGACATAGATCAGATTCGGTTCTTTAGGGTCAGGGCGCCATGTAAAGTCAAAGCTGGTTACATCAATTGATTTGAGAACTTTCCATCTATCTTTCTCCGGTAGAACAGGTACATCGTCGCCCATGTACTTTATCTCAGTTGCATTTTCGCAATGATACTGTAGTGTGGGACGTTCTTCTGCGTTGATCCACTTATTTCCCCAAGTATAAATGTATGCTGGTTCTCTTGGATCAGGGCGCCATGTAAGATCAAAGTTAGCCTTGTCTACCTCTTGTACTTCTACCCACTTGTCCCATTCGGGAAGAACAGGAATAAGTTCTGGCATGTACTTGCGCTCAGTAGCGTTCGGTGCATGATATTCTAATGTGGGTTTAAGTTGTGCATCAATCCACTTGTTACCCCACACATAGATATAAGGAGGGTCCAATGGGTTTGGGCGCCATGACATATCGAACTTCATTTTGTCAATCAAGTCATGTTCTACCCAGCAGTCATTAATAGGCAACAATTCTGCAATAGTATTCATGTACTTTTCATTCGTGGCGCCTGCTACGTGATATTCTAGTACATGCTTCAACTCTGCCGGAAAGAATTTGCAGCCCCATTTATAGATATAGGGAGGAGAAGTAGGGTCAGGGTGCCAACTAAAATCAAACTTAGTGTCATCGATATTATCTAGCAGAACCCAATTTGATGTTTGCTCGTTCTTTCTCTTGACAGGATCTACGTCGCCGCGATAGACAATTAGGTCACTGTGTTCTTTGGGACACAGCCAAGTACCAGAATCTTTTTGATGCTGACTAGGCCACACGTTGTTGTGATCTTCTGCCCATACATCTTCGTCGGGTAGTAACTCAAAGTCAAAGTCCCAATCAAAGTTTCGATAATCACCGAACTCATTGATAATCCAAAAGTCATGCGTAGTGGCTTTTGACCTAGCATCAGCTAGATTCTCTGCGAATTGTTCTCTAGGGTGAACATTGGGCTTGCTGCCGTAGTAAAAAACGTCTCTCAACATACTATCTACTTATGAGCAGACTTTTACTCCGTAGAGTTTTTCAAATCGATCGGCATTGCGCCTATCATTAACCATTGGTTCGCCGCGAATGTTTAACGATGTATTGAGTAACATTGGACAGCCTGTTTCTTTGTACCAAACTTCTAGGAGTTTTCTGATGCCCGATCCATCATTCGCAACAGTCTGAACACGAGAAGTCCCGTCAGCGTGAACGATAGCAGGAAATAAGTCAGGATGCCTACAAGTAGCGATGACTTGCATATACCTACTGTCACTCCAGCCGCTAGGCATGTCAAAATAATCAGTAACCAGCTCCTCCAAAATAACGGGCGCAAATGGTCTAAATTGCTGTCTTCTTTTGATATCATTTACTTTATCCTTAATCTCAGGCCCGCGAGGGTCTGCTAGTAGGCTACGGTTACCTAATGCACGAGGACCAAACTCTGCCCTGCCACTAGCGACACCTACCATCTTATTAGTATACAACTCTTTTAAAATGTTGTCAACCGGGTATTCACCGTCAATGTTAAAGCCTAAGAAAGCATTAGTCCAGTTGAGCTTCTTACCATAACCTAGTGCTGCTGCCCCAAGACTGTTCCCCGCATCACCTGGGTTAGGCATGATCCAAATGTTCTCATAGTATTGTCCAATCAATCTATTAGCAAGACAGTTGAGAGCAACACCTCCGCCATACACAATATTTTCACTCTTCCCTAGCTTCTTAGCTTTCTTAATCACTATTTCAATTAGCTGCTCTACAACTTCTTGTGCAGATGCAGCAATATCCATTTCATCTGCTTCCCTAAGGAAATTATCATCTACTCCGATATGCAAGTTGTCCTTTAGCATAATGGCGCCAAAGTTACTAAACAATTGTTTCATTGAAGCATTGTATAGGGGTTCCCCATAAGCAGCCATACCCATGAGGATATATTCTTCATCTAGTGGACGCAAGCCCACTCGTGCTGTCATCGCAGAATAAAAAAGACCAATCGAGTCAGGATATCTACGCCCCCAAATCTTCTTATACGTTGCCTTACCCGTTTTATCATATGTTGCATCCCAAATACTAATTGTGTCTAGCTCACCGATAGCGTCAATCACAACTACAGTAGCATCTTCGTATGGACTCGTCTGGAATCCTGCTGCTGCGTGACAAAGATGATGATTGTGAGTCTTTACTTTACCTTGACGAATGTGTTTAACGCTTTCTATCATACGCAGATTGAAACGACCAATAATCTTTTCTACGTTGAACGGTCCAAGCTCTTGTCCTGCAAAGAATTGTCTAACAGCTTTGACATAAGGACGTTCATAATAATGAACTTCGAACTCATCATTGATATGATTCTTAGCGTCTTCTACTATACCCGAACACAATTTGCTATCGTGCTTCTTCATACTGTACCGCTCACTGTGCCCAGCAAAAAGTATGTTGCCGCTGTCATCAATGACGCTTAAGGCAGCATCGTGGAAGCCGCAACTGATTCCTACGTAATTCATTTTATATAGCTTTTTATCTTGTCTACCCACAGTGCATGGTGTTTCGGTCCGGGATGCTTGTTATCTCTAGCTTTATCTGCATCGGCAAATTCCATCGACGGAGATGACCATTCAGGTAATAATATAGCTGACTCGAACTCTAGCTCGTTTAACAAGTTATATGTATCTGCTGACCAGGAGCTTACATATAAATCGATCCCGCGCTCTTTAGCAATATGCTCTAACAAATAAATCTTATTTTTGCAGCTTTTATACATTTCTTCTTCCGGAATTCCTCTATAGAAATACTCTGGTTCTAACCCATACGCCTTGTTAATAACAGAGGCACACTTAACATCAGTATTAAGATAGTCAACTCTATCATTAACCGGGTGTTTCTTTGCTATTTGCATTCGAGTGTAGTGAGGGAATAAGAAGATAGCACTTTTCATTTTTATATGAGTCGATGCTATCAGAAATATATCAATGATAGTTTCTATTGAAGCCGACGGTACTCCAAAATTTATACTAGTCTTACCCAACTCATCGGACAACACCTTATGCCATAATATATGGTCCGGAAGACCTGTCCCAAAGGTAAAGCTGCATCCAAATGCGGCAATATCAGTCTCAGTGGGAAATGCGGGACCACGATAACCATTAGCATTTAATGAATAGTTAAACTGTTCATAAGGCCAAAGATGAGCATAGGTAACATCATCGGGTCCAAAGAAATCAATGTCATGTACAAATGCATCGTGTTTATATGGACCATATGCAGTAATATCACTTAAAGACTTTGATTTTAATAGATTCAATTTATCAAAAAACATAAAGCTCACTTGTAAATGAATGGATCTCTTTTGCGTAGTTCCTTGATACGCTTTCTATACGCAATTTCTCTCTTTATCTTATAATAGATTTTTTTTATCCAGTTAAACATTTGCCTCTCCATTTATAGTATTAACTATCTCTGCAATCTGAGGAAAGATAGATTTCCAATCTTGATTTCTACGTCTATCTAGATCGTTTAAGAAACCATATAAGTTATTAACCCCTTCAACTCTTACGGGAGTTGATTCCATTTTCTTTATAATGCCGTTCAATGTATCTTGTTCTGTCTTATACCTATCACCGTATGGTTTTAGTACATCAATTGCTTTAGCAACATATGGAATAAGATGACTGCCAAAGTTATATGGGTCAAAGCATCTAGGAGTTACAACAGTATTCCAATTGATGTTTGCCTCAGGCTTAATCTTGTGCCACTCTACAAAACGCTCTACTAGTTGATAGAATGTAGGTAAGGTGACCGCAGTCAGTGTAGCGTGGAATTGCGCTCCGACACCATCTGTATGTAGAAGTGTCATAATGTTTTCTTCTGCTTGCTTTAGGTCAAGACCAGTTCTAGCATATTCAAGCTCTGGGCCCCAGCAATCGATACTAACAGTTAAGTCAAGTCTCTTGATTCTGCCCTCAGCAACAAGCTTTTGAACTCTAGTAAGCTTGTCTTTAAAGCCCTGCGGGTCGTGATTCAAATTAGTAAAGATTTTCCAAACTAAGTTCGGATTGTAATGCGTAGAGAAAAATTCAATGTGCTGTTCGAACTCTTTCTGATACAGTGGTTCTCCACCCAACGTGTTTAGAACTAATAGATTATGAGCATTTTCATGCATCCATTCCCAAAATAGTTTTACGTATGTACCGTAGTTTTCTCTATCATCAGCAGCAAAGTTACTGTAGTCATAGTTATATTCGCTTTTGCCAAATCTACGAACTTCTTGTTCAATTTGACTGCTAAATCCAGGGGAGCAATAGACACATGATTGATTACAAACGTTACTAAAATATACTTCTAGCAGTCTAGGTGTAATCCTAGTCGCTGTTAAATCGGTTTCAAGTTCAGGGGGTAATAGCTCAATGCTCTTATTAACGAATGATGTTCTATCACTTGCGCCGCCAGCAACTTCTACGTCTCTACAGTATTCGCAACCATTGCCAGGCCAAATGCCTTGCTGCATCTTTTCTCTGTCACCGATTTTACCTGGATGATTATGAAAGTCTTTTAATGTATCTGCGTCCAGCTTCCAGTGAAAGCCTCGGTGGCAACTGGCAGTGGTTCCTCTGTTTAAAAACAGTGTGCTCCATGTCCATTTGTATAGACACGCAGCGTCATTCTTGATTGGAAATTCTTTCATCATGTATTTAGAAATTTTTCTATTAGGGGTTTTATTTGTTTTTCGTAGTAGATTAGGTGACCCTTATCATTGACATGATTATCGATACTCCTGCATGAAAGATTAAATCCGTGAATCCATTTACCTGAAAAATCGAATTTGGTAATATGCTGTATCATATGAGGTAGTAAGTTAGGAGGTGAGCGGTCTTGCACTTGAGGCGCACTGGCTGTTTTTGGGAAGCTCCATGCAAACTTTGTCTTATATGTCACTGCGTACCCATATGTACCCAGCAAGGTCAACAGTGAATAATTAAAACCAATTTGGTCATTATAGAGGTTTTTGATATACAGTTCTTTTGCCTGATTAAACTCCGTGCTTCTTTGCCAACTAGTTGGCGGTTGACAACCTAATACCCAGGATTGTGTCATATCCTGTCCGGGCAAAGCTATTTCTATTCTATCAGGATTTGTCCCATTCAATAATATGATATCATCTTCGGCTATACTATTATTAGTTATAAAATCTGTTAGGTTTCTGAACATAGCCGTGTTGCATTGGCCAGACTTAGCTAAGTTTACTACTTCTAAATTTGGATATTCTTTTTGTAACAAGGCAGACCAGCAATGTATACTATGAGTAAGTTCCCTTAAAGGGTCCCAGTTACCTACAAACTCCTTAAGTTTGTGATCATAGTAGAACATTCTATCAGTACAACCGTGACCGAATGTAAAACTATCACCTAAAATAATGACTTTTCGTTTTCTATCCATTGGTTTGTGTCTCTGTATTATTTACTTAATTGTTTAGAATGATATAACTTATCGATAGCAGAATGATGTCCGCATATCTCTAAGCAGTATAGTAGTTTACCGCATTCAATCTTTTCTGCTTTCCATCCATCTAAAAAGAACTTTGAGAAATGTGGCCCGTTAATAATATCTAGCATAGATTGCTTTTTGAGGTCAAAGTGTTCAAGTCCATATTCCGTAATCATCGTGTTAAACTGCTTAC